CCCGTAACAACCAACACGGAAGTTACCAGCTTCTTTTAATACTTCCCACGGAATAATTACACTATTAGTTGCGTCAAGAGTGTAGTCAAAGTAGTAGTCGTGCTGAGCGTCATACTTGCGTTTGAAATACACAATCTTGCTAAGACCAGTCCAGTCAGAAGAAAAAGTGAAGTGTGCTTTTAAGTATCTTTCGCTATCAGCGATTAAAGGCCACTTAGAGAGCAAAGATAATTTTTGGTTATTTATAGAAAATTCAAGTAGCATTTCATCACCGCCTTTAGTAACTATCAACTGCATCAAAGGATTCAGTATATGGTGTAACAAGTTCTACAATTTGGTTATAGATATTCCTCATTAAAGAGGTTTCTTGTGTGGTATCAAACCAATATCCCATTTGCGCACGAACAACAACATATTCGGTAATGAAGTCGTCAAGTTCGTCTTGAAATGGTGAAAAATCATTAAGTCCAACTTCGGAATTAGAAGCCACTAAAAACACTTTGGCAGTATGTGCCTTTTCTGGTATAGGGCATAAGTGAATAACATTACCATTGGAAATCCAATATTCCGTTGGAGTTCCAGTTCTGCTATGGTCGTTTACTCTAAAAATATTTATCTGTTTAACGGCTTTATTGTCTAACAAAAGCCCAACAATAATAGCCATATTGTTTGCGAGTTCATAAGTATCTTGATTTGGAACAACATTAAACATTTCTGCTCCAGTTGAAAGATACATAGGGTTTGCCTTAATAATAGTTCTGCGGATAAACCTTATTGCGCTATTAACATAGGTAAGCAATTTTTCATCACTATAACTATTGTCAAAACCATCATTGGCATTTATTCTCATTTTTGCTTCGTTGATTATAGAAGTTATAGGTAACATATTGTTTCCTCTTTCGTTCTAAAAAATAGAGAGAGGGCAAGACCACCCTGCCCTCTCTAATTAGTAAATCAGTCTGCTGCGGAAGAAGTGATAACTTGAATAACAGCGTAATCTTTGGAGTTGAATTTGGACTTAGCTACGCCCATAATAACACCAGTAGATACGCCGTATTGGTTCTCGTAATCAAAGGACTTCTCGTGCCATTCTGCCTCTTGACCTACTGCCTTAATGCCAGCTTGTGCGCCCATCATCAAAGCATGACCTACCCATGCGTTGGATGCACCAGTTTCGGTACGGCTCAAGTTGTCATATTCGTGAACAACAACGCCTTCATAAATACCCAACATGCCAGTGAAGATAGGATTATCATAGCCACGGTTGTTAGCGTATTTCTGTGCGTCAATCCACTTGGTATCGGTGCGCAAGTCACGTGCCTGATAGGGGTCAATCAACATTACATAATACTCGCCATATTCGGTACGAACAGGACGGATACGGGGAGTAGAGTATTTTGCCAAACGGCGTGCTTTGGAAATTTCAGCAGTAGTAAACTTATTAGAAGTAGTAATACTTGATTCTGCGGCAACACCGGAAGGGAATACTGTATGTTCGGAAGTGGGAGAAGCAGTCAAAGCACTTACAATCAAGCCCTCAATCTTCTCGCGCAACCAGGTTTTCAAACCGTCTTTTGCTGCTTGACGCAAGTTGAGAGAAGTTTTCTGCTCTTCAAATCTGCCAGCCAAACGAACTGCATGGCGGTAGTGCTGCAAAGAAACAGCGCAATCATACATTGTCAACGCTTCCTCGTTGCCTTCCAAAGTGCTGTTGCCAGTAACACCAGCACCAGTCAAACGCATTTGCAAAGGAACGGTGATTTGGTCGCCTTTGTCTTTCTTCAAGTCAGTTTTAACTTGAATGATAGAGTCAGAGCTTTCGCCAGTGAATTTCTCGAAGAAGTTATCTTTGTTAGCTTCTTTCCAAAGGGTTTTAGCCCATGCCTTTTGTACCAGATTTGTAGGTACGGAAGTGTTAGCGTGCAGTTGCAACATGAATTTCATATCCATAATTTTTACCTCTCTTTATAACTGCACAACAACAACCTAATATTAGATAGATTCACCTTTCAAGATTTTATCCATAATCTCTTTTGGTAGTTTTTCCCATTCTCCATTATCAAGAGCGTTATTGATGTCATCTATAGTGTAATTAGTATCTGTGCTTGCCCCACCATTTACATTGGGTGCTTTAGGTAGTCCTTGTGCTTTTTCAAATTTTTTAGCAACATTAGTTGCTTTCTGTTGCCCTTTGTCATATTCAGCTTCCGCTTTATTGACGTAGGCAGCAATCAACTCAATGTCTTGATAAGTACCTTTTTTAGATTGCAAGCGTTGGAAGGACTCGTTAAGACACCTTTGTTTCCTCGGCGTCTCTTTCTCAAATGCCGTTTTAAGGATATAGTTCAAACATTCCTCATGGTCTTCCCTATCCATAATTCTGTCGTTCAAATCAGAAAACTCTTTTGTTGACTCTTGCCATTGTGTGTCAAGGTCAGCTTTCTTCTTTTGAATATCCTTCAAACCTTCGATAGTTCTGGTTACTTCATCAGCAACTCTCTTTTCGAAAGCCATACTTTTGACTTTGTCGTCGCTATACTTGATAGCTTCGACGTCTTCGTCAGTAAGTTTGTCAGCATCTTTGATTTGTTTGATAGCGTAGTCATAGATTTTTTCCATTTGTTCCTGGCTAAATCCGTTGCCTTGATATTGGGAAACATTTGGCTTCTCAGCAGGTTTTGCTTTTGAAGAAGTTTTTGTCAGTTCTTCAATCTTCCTTTTGAGTTCCTCGTTCTCAGTTCTCAATGCTTTACGCTGTTCGTTTACTGTCTTAAAACGCTTATAAGGAATAGTGTCGCTCTCGACATTGTCCTTATCTTCTCCTTCAACAGTATTGTCCTTTTCAGCAGGTTCGTTCTGTTTTTTATCGCTGTCAGCATCAGCGTCTTGAACCTTCTCTTCGGTTTTGACTTCGCTTTGTTCTGCTGGCTCTTCTTCCTTCTTGGGTTCTTCTGGTTGAGTTTCACCGCCTGGCTCAATCTCACTCATGATTTCCTTTTGAATATCCTCGTCAATTCCTTCAAGACCTTGCACTCCGTGCAGTTTCAAATCAAACATTTTTCTCTCCTTTTGTGCCATCTGGCTAAATTCGCCCGTATGCCGGCGTCGCAATTAAAAAGCGGTCAGCAATTAAGCCAACCGCCTGATAAACATTGTTATTCAGTAAGTGTGATAGTTCCTAATCCGTCATATCCTTCATCGCAAGTGATTGTTCCTCCGCTAACAAGTGTTGCAATAGATACAGTTTTGTTTTGCAAAGTAGGAGTTACGGCAACAGTTACAGTACCATAAGGACCTTGATTATAAGTTCCATTTGCAGTAGCACTCAAAGACGGCTTTGTGGTGTCGCCCATTACGGCATAGCAATTACCGTCTGAAATCATACTTACCTTGCTGCAGTCAAGGCCAACAGTGGCATTGATAGCGGTTTCAAGTTCCTGCATATTACGGGCAGTAATAATCTTCATAAAATCACCTCCTAAAATACATTAGTGCTTTCAATTAAAGAAGAAACAGCTTTAACAATGTTAAGCTGTTCTTCATTGGTAATAGCGTTAAGGTTGTTCAGCCAAAGTTTGCTTTTCTCTACAACAAACTTACGCAATTCAAGATTTGTTTTCATGGCTTCAATGTTAAGTTCATCGAATGTTACTCTTAATTCTTTTTTATAATCGATAAACTCTGTAGCTACATCGTCAACTTTTTCTTTCTTCATTTTTCCTCCTTATTATTTATAAAACATTGGTCTTCCGTTAGCATTTAACGGAACACCCTGCCCGTTAGTGGGCATAGGTGGCATTGGTGGCTGATTAGGTACTTGTTGTGGCATTGTTTGTTGTCCGCCTATACCTAAGCTGTTAGCATATTGATTAACAGACCACTGCATAAATGCGTCTGCATATTCTTGTGGGAATATACCAGCTTTGGCAGCAAGTTGTAATTGCATTGGAAGTTGCAAATCTTTGTAAGCGATATTCTTCGCCAGGTGCTTTTGCTGTTCGATTTCCATTTGCATTTGCATTTGCTGTTGTTGCTGTTGTTGTGCCTGTGCCTGTCTTTGCTGCAATCTCTTTTTGATTTCGTCTTTCTGTGGGATATTGAGCAAATCAATAAGCATATCAAGAGCAATTTCTGACTTATCTCCGGTAAGACCGATTTGACTGAGTGCTTCAACAAGTTTCCAGAATTCTCCCATGCGTGCAGTAGCAGACATTGGGGAATCACTCACAACAATGTCAAAGTCACCAATAGACAAATCATTTAGTGTTTGTGTGATAATCTGTCCTGTTGCGGGGTCTTGTATCTGTTGCTTTTGGTTTACGGATACAAAATCATATCCGTTTGCATTGTCGGCAGTTATACGGAATGTCTTTTCTTCTGTATAGAACTGCGGAATAATACCAGGTTTACCACGGCTACCCCACAACATATAGGCAACTCTTTTTTTGACAAAGCGTAAAGCATCAAATGGGACAGCCAAGTGTGTAATAGCTTGTTTCTGTTTCAGTTCTATTGCTCTTCCGCTTGCAAGATTAGATACATCAGTACCGAGTAACGACTCGTTGATACCGCTTGCACTCATAAACTCTCTTGAAGTTTCTATTGCAGCGTTCTCTACTGCAGCAGGGGACGCTTGCGGTTCAAGACGTCTAATTCTGTTTGTTGTAAGTGTTCCAGACGCAACTTTGATTACTACACCAGGTTGTGAGCCGCTTTCCTTCAAAGCAGAAAGTTCCTGTTGGCTCATAGCTCCATCTTCAATCATCCAACCACTATTAGCAGAAGTGTTTAGAATGTGCATCTGCTGGCTTCTGCGCTTGTTGTATTCCCTCTGTAAATCTTTCAACGAGAATACTACGCCGTGTGGAATAGAGTTATGCATAGACCAGGGCATAGCAACAAAAGGTATTTCTCCGTGTTTATACGGGGAGTCAATATCTTCAAGCACTACTCCGTCAAAGAAAGCTATCATTCTTACTTCGGTCTTTGTGTATTCTATTTCTCTAACAACCAGCAAAGCGGTTACTTCGTCAGGTGGTTCATAGATTACTGTTCCGTCAGTAAGAAGATATGCTTTTTTACGTCGTGAAGTTTTATACCAACATTCAGCAAGACGGATTTTGTTTAATTCCCTTTGATACCAATATCTGTCATGCTCTCTGTGGTTTTCGTCTTCTTCGCTCAAGTATTGCCTATGCTGTGCGTCGATTTCGTCGGCATATTCCGGATAATCAGATTTAAGTTCTTCTTTGTCCACCCACCTTGCACGGATAACATATTTGGCGTCCCTAAAATATCTGTCGTGTGATTCAGGGTCAACATACATATCAAATTCAGAAACGCTGCGGATAAATGCTTCTCCGTCGCCAAGTTCAGGGTCAAACTTATAACCAACTTCAAGCCAGCCAAGACCTGTAATTTCAGAGTTGGTAAACATAGCCGATTCTTCATCGTCATAGTTCGACTCGTCCATTACATATTTTGTAATAGCTTTCCTTAATTTTGCCTTTTGTGTATCGTCTCCAGTACGTGGCAAGAAGTCAATGTCATATCTGTTAAGACGTTGCCAACCGCTTACAAGGTTTATCATAGGTGCTATCCTATTTATTGTAATAGGTGGCTTTTTGAGTTTAGACATAGAAGAAAGTTCTTCTGACGACCATTGAATACCATTATAAAAATCCTGGTCTTCGTATGCTATGTCTCTCCAATCTCTTGACGCATCTACAGCTTCCTTAAACCAACGCTTAAACTTTGTAGCCCTGTCGTTTGGTATAAATGGTTGCATACCGTCTGGAGTGTCATACATATTCTCCATTAGGTTACTCCTTTCTTAAATAGTCAGGATAGTTTTCGGATATTGCTTCCAAACCTCTCTCCATACTATAAATTATTCCTCTTGTTATTTTATTTGACTTAGTTTCAAAGTATAGCTTGCCTTCTTGTTTCTCCATAATATAGTTTTTGGTGTCGCCATACTTGATACAACCAGCCAAAGCAGATTGTGTTACGGCAGAAATCATACCGCATACCGCACTTAATGTTTTGCACCGCTGCTCTGCATGACCGATTATTAAAACTTTTATAACTTTGTTTCCATGTGTTACGTTGTATTTCGTCATATTCCCCATCCGCTTTCAGGAGCAGGAGCGTCCTGCCACTCGTCAAACTCCCAAGCGTCCCTTTCTTTTGGTCTTTCTGCCTTATATGGTCTGGAAAGCAAGCCATAAGCTAAACTGTCCGTTAAATGGTCCTCTCCATTGGTATCATATTTTTCGGGATTGTTTCTGTCGTGGGTCAGTTCAGGTAAAGTCCTAATCAAGTGATAACAGTTTCTAAATATCTTTAGAGCAGGGACTTGGTCTCCGTTACTATCCTTATACCCTTCTAATCTTAATCGTATTTCTTCGCCAGCATACTCACGACCCTTTGTGCATGGTCCAAATGGTCTGCAACCATTAAAGAGTAATACTCTGTTGATTTCTTCCGCCACAGAAGGTGCGCCGGTGTCTTGTTTTCCCCAGCACGCATTATCAAGTACCCCATATTGAATGTTTGACCTTTCCTGGCTTTCAGCGTCAGCTATCTTCTGTGCAACTGTACGGGAACTTTCCTTTGTACCGATATTAGGTTTTCCGCCATATCCGTATAATTCTCTATATATCCATATACAGCCGTCATAGTCGGCTGCTCCCCAAAGAACCCCATAAGGTCTGTACGAACCCCAGTCCATCATTCTGAACTTTATCCAACCTTCGGGAATAGGAAACGGGTCACAGACGTGTAGTTTTTCGCTCCAATTACTAAAATATTGTCCGCCTAACATACCCCAATCACCCAAGCCATATACCCTATATCCCTCAGGGTCTATAATCTTTCTTCTTTGCATGCGCTCATCATACGCAGCATCGCAAAAGAGATTATCTTTATATGTGCTTGTGTGGCATAAAACATTAGGGTCAGGTCGGTCAAAGAACGTCGCCTTTATCCAATGTGTAGAGCTTACAGGGTTGAACGTAAGTATCATTTGGTAGAATAGGTTAGGATTAGGTAGAGAACCACGCAAGCGGTCGTCAAGTATTTCTATGTCGTCTTGTGTGAGTTCTGTTGCTTCTTCTATCCATATCCACGTAATCTTTCCCTCTGGAGTAGTGATTGATTTTACTTTCTCCCTTTGTTGTGTGTCTTTCATTCCCCTAAAGAGAATAGAGTTTTTAGTAATATTGCAATATAGCGATAGCGGTGTTTCCCTTACCTTCCAATATTTAGAATACCCACTACCGAATATTTCAAATATTGCACTCTTTAATTCAGCAAAGGTACTGTCCCTGTTGCTTTCGTCATATTTACGAACGCACAAAAGGTTGGCTCCTGCATACTTAGGGTCACTTAACTTTAATATCAGTTGCCTTGCTGTATTGGCAGATTTTCCGCTACCAGCACTGCCCTTCATACAGATATATCTTTTTTTACTTTCGTTTACTTCCCTAAAGATAGGGTTTAAGGTTACTATGTTTGCCATAATTTTTTAGAAAAATATTTTTTTGGGTGGGGTGTTTTATTTGTGAAATACATTTAAGGGTGGGTTAAAAGTGAATTTTTTGGAAAAGTTGGGTGGTGTGATAGGTTGATTTGGAAATATTTTGTGGGTTGGTGTTGGCGGTGTGTTGAAATTGAAATATTTTGTGGGTAAGTGTTATATATCCCCCCCCTACCTTCTTACCACCCAAATCCTGCTATACCCATGTCCCAATTTTTCAAAACCGCTCCGCCTGTCTGTCCCAGGTTACAGAGCCGCCTAACATCCTACAAGAGTAAATATAGGATGTCTATACACTCATTATGCAGTAATAGGACTATAAAGTTGTTGGGTTTATGCAGAAAAATCTCTTCAATCTTTTCCACCAACCACAACATATTGTAATCAGCAGTAAATATGTATAATCATTCAATGCTATATTAATCTTCACCGTATTTAGTGCTTTGTCCTCCACGCAGAAACAAAATAGGGTTATTGAAGATATAACACCGTATTTTTTCGCACTTTGTCCACTGTACAAAAACAAAATAGGGTTATTGTTGTGGATACTCTGCCATCACGGATATATCCAGCTGTCAGCAGTTAGAATGTAATATATTAAAATCTTACTATATCTATTCTCTATAATATATATAGTAGTTATAATATAGTATATCTATTATATATATT